ATGAGAGAAATAAAGCCAGTTAACAATAATGGGTCTATCCAGTTGAAGTTTAGTTTTGGTGGTAAGCGCTATAGCTTCAACCCTATACCTGGTGGACACTTCGGGAATAGAAGGGATTTATTTACGGCTTCTGCGATCGCTAACAAAATACAGAATGATATCCTATCTGGGCACTTCGACAGTACATTAAACAGTTACAGGTTATCTCCTAAGCCTTATGCGAAGCCCAAGAAGTTACTAGACCTTTGGGATTTATGGGTAGACTCACTAGAGCTAACGGAAAGTACCAAGGCTAACCATTACCGATGGACGCGCGTAATGATTACTAAAACCAACCCAGGGTTAGAGGATATCCAATGGCTAACCAAGTCCGAGATATCCCCCAAGACTTTTAGAACACGTCTCAGTATGCTAAAGGCTTGCTGCAAGTGGGCGGTTAGCCGAGGTATCATACTTAGTAACCCTTATGACACCATAAAACCTCGTAAGGATAAACCCAAGGAAATAAAACCCTTTACACTAAGTGAGATAAAAGCTATACTAGAAGGTTTTGACACACTAGAGCCGCACTATAGCCCCTTTGTAAGGTTTTTACTCGCTACTGGTGTTAGGACTTCCGAAGCCATCGGGTTAACCTGGGGTAACATTGACTTCGACCGGGCGGATATAACCATTAAGGAAAGTTTACCTAAAGATTTGACGGGTAACGGCTACCGTAGAATACGTAAAGAGACCAAGACTGGTAATATTAGGCACCTCCCATTATCCTTAGAGCTACAAGCTGTGTTAAGTTTTATTAACCTCGCTAAGGTTACTCCTGACAGCCTAGTGTTCACCACACCCAAAGGGAGACCTATAGACGCAGATAACTTTCGTAACCGCCAATGGGCTAGTGTGTTAAAAGCCCAAGGAGTGCCTTACCGTAAGCCGTACACCATGAGACATACTATGATTTCCCATGCTATAGAGCAAGGGATACCATTAACGGGTATTGCGTATTTGGCTGGTCATAGTGATACATCTATGGTCATCAAGACTTATGGGCATATGATTAACCGCCCTGATTTACCCACGTTGCCAATATGACTTAGTTATAATAAATGGCAGAAATCCCTAAGCTGATACTTGATAACCAGAATGAAGATGAACTAGTACAGCTAGCGTATAATAGGATACGTGAGGCTAGTAACGGGCAACTAAATGACTTTAGACCAGGTAGCCCGGTGGCTGCATTAGTAGAAGGGCAGATGTTTGGTATAGCTGAGCTACTGTTTTATTTGAATATGTTGCCTGAGGCTTTAGCCTTAGAGTCTTTTAGACTACTAGGGGTTACACGGTCTGACGGGACTAAAGCCTCAGGGTACCTCAGGTTTTTACTGCAAACCCCTTTAGCCTCCGAGTTCGTGGTAAACCCTGGGTATGCTGTACCGTATAAGGATAGTTTCTTTATCCTTGCTGAACAGCTAGTGATACCCCCAGGGGCTACTGAGGCAGACGTGCTGGTAACTGCTGCACGTACCGGCTCTGACTTAAATGTTCCAGAGTTTGCCCTGACATTAACTAACCCAGGAATAAACTTTTTGCAAGGTATATATAACCCCCAAGCACTAACCGGAGGGTCTGACCTAGAGGATATTACTAACACCATATCACGCGCTCAACAGCAACTAAGGAGTCGTGAGGTATTGGTTAGCGCAACTGATTACGAGTTAGCCGCACAAGATGAACTAGGTGACGGGTCTAAGGCGGTATGCATTCCTTTCTTAAACTCGGATAAAACCGTAGAGGTTCCAGGACAAGTACATTTATTCCTATGCGATTCTACGGGTACCCCAGCCTCTACGGGTACCTGTCAAGTTATCCAGGCTGCTTTACAGCTACGCTCTTTTGCAGCCAGCAAGGTTTGGGTCAGCCCATGCCTCTTAGATAGCTTAGCTATAGAAATAACCTGTGGGGTAGATGAGGTATCGGAGACATTGGCAACACAGATAGCCCAAGCAGTTTATGACTACCTAAGTCCCTTAACATACCCCTGGGGCACTAAGGTTAAGATTAATGAGATATCTTATAACGCCCGATTGGTGCCAGGGGTAACTGAGGTAGACTCAGTTACCATTAACGGGGAACCGTTAGACCATCTACTAGCTAACAACTGGACTAGCCCGTTTACGGATAGCTTAATGATTAACTTAATGCAACCAGACGGGGTTAGTCAAACCTACTTCTTAGGTTTAGGTGAGGATTTAGATTAGTCCTCTCTGTTAAGCGCATCAAGGTCTATATTTAAGTACTTAGCAAGTATTTTAGTTAACACTATATTAGTTCTTGTAGACCTTTCCACTGACTTAACCATTTTTTCTGAGTTTTCCGAGTGTTGTTTATTGGAATCCGTTAGGGACTTCATCATGCTTAAGTGTTCTTTAGTAAAATCCCCAATGGATTTTCTAGTTATCCAGAATATTATAAAGAAAAAAACGATGATGGCATAGCTACCATTTCTTAGTACCCCTTGAATCTCCGGTGGGATACCATACACCGGAGCAGGTTGTACGATTTCTGGTTGTTCTGTTAGTAGTATTTTATACATAGTTTAGTGTATGGTACTACTAATAATATGTCACTTATCAAACTGTTCAGTTAACCGAGTTCTCCTGATAGCGATCTCCGCCGAGTCTCCTTGCTGCAAAGCTAGTAACAACGCTATTACATCGGCTAACGGCTCGTCTAGTAGCTTTATATGGTTGTATATAGCCGCAGCCAGGTTATGCTGGGTTAGCGGGTTTGGATGAGGTAACCTCACAGGCTCTAGGGTAGCCCATCTATTACTTTGGTTATCCCAATACGCTTCTGGGTTAGGTTTATTTGGCTTAACCCTAACTTCTCCGTCACTGTAATAAAGGGTGTCTAGAGATGATTCAGGATACTCTATGGATGAAAACCCTAGTGGCAACCCCACAGGAGTGTCGGAGCTTCCTACTATTTCATTATTTAGTATTAAAATATACATATCAACTACCTATAGGTACGAAGGATAATAAAACTAATCGCCCGGTACCCCCTGATTGGGGGGTAGATCCGGCACCACCTCCGGCACCACCGTAAGCACCACCAGTACCACCACCTAGTGCCCCCGTACCTTCTCCTACAGTAGCCCCTGGAGTACCCCCGGACAATAAAAAAGTAGCCCCCGTAGTATTATTAAAGGGACTGGCTAAAACTAGCCAGCCACCACCACCACCACCACCACCGTTAGCGCTGCCTGTGCCTACTCGGACTGCACTAGCTCCGTTACCCCCTCTAACGTCAATAACAGATGTGTTAGTACAAGTAACGCCAACTAGGGAGGATAAGTATACTAAACCCCCGGAACCCCCTCCGGAACCACTTACTAATACATTAGTACCACTGGTAATAAACCCTATAGAGGCATCTGTACCTTTGGCGACTATGCTACCGGATACTGTTATTTCACCGGAGGCTTCTACCCATAAACTCCCTCCGCCGGAACCTGCCCCCCCAAAGGCTACAGCCCCTGAATCCCCCCCTGCAAACCCTAAACCGCCTCCTGACCCTACAGGTTGAGCTGTGTAAGGGTAAGGTGTGACACCTGCCCCTGAAGACCCTGAACCTGCCCCAAGACCTGTACCGGTTACCCCCCCAATATTTATCGTACTAATAGTTCCGGTTGAAAATGGTCTCGCTCCATTAGCAGCCGTTGTAATATTTATTACCCCTTGAATACTTACGTTACCAGAACAAAATAACCTAGCCTGCTTATCTATGGTTATTGATACCCCGGCTGGAACGGTAAAATCCCTAAAATAATAGTAACCCTGATCTAGTACTTCACCGTTAGTGCATACCTTATCTTGAGTATTAGAACCTCCAAATACCTTAATAGACGCGCTAATAGGGCTTACCGGATGTAACCCATTAAATCTAAGGTCTTGTAACGCGGTAATGGTACCTGATACTGTAGTGACTTTAGCTATTAATATCCTAATAGCAGGTGCTATCGTGCCGGATGCAATAACCCCTAAAGAATCCACCCAAATGAGGCTAGTAGCATTATCAGGTACTACGATTAACCCACTAACTATGGCTAATAGCTCACCACTAGGTAACACAACTGTACCTGACTGGTACGCTACAGTTAACCCCGAACTTACCGAAGGCTTTAAACCATCCGTAACTATCCTCAATCTATCCTTAGTTGCCCCAGCTAAATCGGATAACTCGTCATCCCTGATCTTCTCCCGATGCCCTTTGTACTGATTTTGACCGTCAAAAATGGGAGCCTCAAAAGCTAAGTCTGCAAGTTCGGGCGTAAATACGGAACCTTCCGAAAAAGGAGTATTAGGGTATAATCCAGCCATAGTGATGAATATATATATATTTATCGTTATTTAGTCAATCACACGCCTGTATAGATAACCCATCTCATACGAGTATCCCCAAAAGGTACCCCACCCCCATTAGATGGCAACCTAAAGTTACCCGCTCCTTCTGACCCCGTGTTATAAGTGGTACCGATTTGTGCAAACAACTCAGCGTAGGTGGTCTGACTCACTACTTCCCCTGGGTTAGTTAATACCCTGTATTTATTTGGTGCTGCAGTGGTCGGGTGTATCAAAATGTCACCTATAGATACCCTACCAATGCCGTCTAGCTCGTTACCAACAAAGTCAGTAGTGGCTATCCTCGTACTACGGTTCCCTGTTGCTTGAGTAGTGGCTGTAGGATTACCAGTTAGCACAGCGTCTTCTGCGGCTACTTTAGTATCTAGCTCATTCTTCGTAGCTAGTGTTTGTATAATATCATACAAAGCATTACGGGTGGGAGCGTCAGTAGCCCCATCCCATGATGCCCCATAGATAGTGTCGTTACCGGCTGTGCCTGTACCAGTCTCACCCCTAGACACCAACAATCGCCAAAACGTTTCGTCAGTGGTTAAGTTACCTTGACTCGCCACGGTTGCCACGTACTGGTAACCGGAGCCATCATAGGACACCACGTCCCCCCGCTTATAGAATACCGAGGGTGACCAAGCCCCCTTATTCTGGAAGACTTGGTTAACCAGTGCTTCCCAAAATGTATCGTTGGAGTATAAATACCTACTTAGGGTTAGTAGGCTAGCATCTTGGGCATCATACCTAACCCCTGACTGCTCTGCCAAGTCTTTAATATTTATTGGGGTAGAGCTGAAGGGAACTACGGCACTGAATGACTTGACTAATATATCCGCGTTAACTATGGTTACTGGGTTCCCAAGGTCATCTATGGTTTCTTCGTCTGGGATTAGTTGCCATATCTCAAACTTATAGGCTACTCGTGCCAAGTCGCTAGGTTCTAGCTCAAACGTGACCGAGCCGTCAACTAAGTCATAGTCATGGAAAACAGGGACATATAGAGTGTCTTCATCTGAGAAGGTAGAAGGTATGTTTACTCTCACATAACCCACTAAGTTCTCAGTAGTGCCCGCTACCTTTATATTACAAATAATAGTAGTCATAGGTTTACTTATATTCAGTCAATCAGTTACTAAATAGAGGTTCTCCTATACGGCTAAAACCTAGATAAAATCTTTCAAACACTACTTCAGCATCTACTATTACTGGTGCGTAGTTCCTAAGTGTCCTTTGGGCTTCCTTGAACTCCCTAGAAGTCCTTTGGTAGTCTAACGGTAACCTTACATACAACCTAAGATCATCACGCCCAAAGGTCGCAGATAATACGAAGGGTAACCTCAGGCTCCCACTATTCCATATGGTATACGGGATTTCATGTATATCTAACACCGTTCTGATACTAGCCAGTGTACCCCTACTACTCCAAAGGCTATGGGCTTGGCTAATCATTTGCCTCTTTATATTTACAGCCCACTTAGTATCATAATATACACCGGATAACCCACATAGGAAAGCCAGATAATCTAACCAGTCTTCGGTAGTGGTCAGGGGGTCAAGTTTAGTCCATAGCGTCTGGAGTTGGTCGGCTTTATCGGATAACTTTTGGTCTACCCAAAGGGTTAGCCAGTCTACGGCTAAGTTATCTTGGTAGCCCGTCTGAGGTAGTCTGTTAAATACTGGGCGACCCTCATGCCACTGATTATTCATGTACTTTAGGTTGGCACCGCCCTAAACTATCCATCTCCATAGGAATATTATTTCTATGGATAATATCTTGTAGTTCATTAATATCACCAGGTGTTAATACATACGAGGTGTTACTTATTAACCTGTTCCAGAATCTACAGACTAACCCCCAATCTCTGGAATCTTGGGATATATTGATTTCTAATCTCTGAGCGGATAATCTACCAATAGGTGTGGCTTGTAATACACATTGGTTATATGTGTTATTACTTAACATGTCAACCCTAAATGTAAGATAGTCCGGGGGTGTTTTTATGTTAGGGTCTTCATAGTCTGCCATTAATACCCCGTCCTTATAGGTAATCACTCGTGCCATTTTAGTCTCCTATGCTTTAGTTTTTACCCAGACTACAGGGGATAAGCTAGAGTCAGTAAACGTAGCTCCTGTTAAGTCCCCAGGAAATACCCCTGACGTTGTAGGGCTAACATAAGATATTACTGAAGTTGTGCTTAAAGACCCGGCAGATATGTATGAATCATTATTAGTTGTTGAGTTATGTATCCTCATGCTTGGTGCAGTACCAGTTGTGGTCAGTCCTATGAAATATTCCCCCTGTGCTAAATCAGAGGATATGACAAACTCAAAAAATGCCTGTACATCCATAGCTACTTCTGCTAATGACTCTAGAAGCACTCCAGGCATTCCATCAACTACAGAATATATTGCTAACTTACCAGTAGCCCCTGTTACCGACGATGCAGTGGATACAGCTAACGATTGTATACCGATAGCCGGGACATAAATAGGACATAACCTAACGTATGTAGCGGATATAGCCCCCGTGCTACTAGTTATCGTGATTTTGGTGGCTGGGGTAAACCAACGATTCCTAGCCTGAAAAAACTTACGTTCTGTTATGCCCCCGCTTGCACCATTAGCAACGGCGGTAACCCTTCCTTCGGTATTTACGGTAATATCCGCGTTAGTATATGACCCTGGAGTGATTAGCACTTCGCTTAATCCTGGGTTCGGATAAGTACCACTCAAGCTACCGCCCGCCGTGCCTGTGGGTATCCTAGCATCTGATAGCCGAGTATCCGCATCTAGCACATACCCCGCTAATGTAATAGTTAGACTACTATTAGTCACATAATCGTTTAGGATGGTAGTTAATCCCCCGGATGTAACATAACCACCTAACAAAGAGTCTACGGTAGACGATAAATACACCAAAGGGTCGGCTACTGCACTGTCCACCTTAACGGTTCCGGAGGTAGTCGGTGAGGCTACAGGTACCCCAGGGATGACTCCAGTCTGGGCATCCGTGACCCGCCCATCTTCACCTATGGTAACTGTGGCGAAGTTATAAGTCCCAGGGGTTACCCCTGAGTTAGCGATCGCTGGGTTAGGATAAATACCACTTAGGCTCCCTCCCGCCACTCCTGTAGGCACTCTAGCATCTGATAACCGTATATCGGTGGTTAACGTATAGTCGGCAAGTGCTGTAACGTCTGCCTTAGTGTCTAAAGCTAGATTAAACGCGTCAGAGGTTACGTAACCCCCCAACGTCGTTGTCAGCGTATTATTAGTTACGTAATCTAATAAGGTATCATTAAGTACCGTATAGGTCACGTAATCACTCAAGTCTAACCCTGCGGACGTTAACGATTCCAAGGATAGCCTGTAAGTATAAGCCCCCCTATTTATGTATACATAATCACCTGTTAGGCTTTGGGGTACTGTATTGACGTTAGCTAGTCTGCGGGTAGTCATTCTACTAAAAAGTCGTCAGGGGGTGGTTCTGTAAATACATAGTCATCTTCTGCGGTTAGTAGTTCACGGTCTCCGCCAAAGGTAGCTACTAGGGTATTGTCATTAAAGTTATCTAGCTTAGCCCGGTACAGGTTGAATGCTATTTTATTAATCGTGTAACCTGAGAAGCCGAAGCCCGGTTCAGGTTCTGGTAACCACTTAATGACTACATAGATGACCATCGTTACCAACCAATCCCCATAATCGTCCCCTACTTCAGAAACTTGTATAGGTTGGTCACTAGGGTTAATCCAAAGGTCTATGAGGTCGGCTATCCCTTGAGCATCTTTGAGTAAACCCTGGCACAGTGACGAGTAGACACCCTCTGTAGTCGCTAATGGTAGTTCTGCATATGGGGTGTCCCTAGGGTATCTAGTAGTTATGTATATCTCTTGGGTAGCTTGGGCTGTCGGCTGCCCTTCCGACTCTTCCCCGCCATCATAGTGTTTAATGTTTCTTAGTGGCGGGAAAAACCCCGCCGTTTCCCCAACTACCTCTGGGTTCCTAAGTTCATAGGTGTCAATCTGTACTTTCTGGGCTACCCAGTCTACTATTGATTGCCTCCAAGTTGATAGTCTCATTTATAGCTACTTAGTCATTCCCTTTGACTAATATTAGTCAAAGTGTACACTCAGTGCTAAATCCGGTGAGTATAAATACCTATGCTGAGATAGTAGATTTTAGAAAAAGCCTCAGGTAGTCTAGTACCTGTAGCTCTCTGAAATCTATCTTGACGCATTCGTTTGACTCGTTGTGTCCCCTACTGTACCTAGGTTTAGCCACATTGTTCGATAATGTCGAACTATGAAAATCAACTGACAATAACTGAACAGTTTTATGTTTTCTTAAGATTTACAGTTAGAGTAAACTTAAGCGTCAAAGTGCTTCCAGTTATTTGGGTCAACCTGAAAACGTTGCCAGAAGGGACTCTCAAGAGTTTTGAGACGTTATTTGGGTCAACCTTAAGCATACCCAGCGCCACTTTGGAATGACCATAATACGTTAAAAACCAACATAGGGTTGACACTTATGGTCAAAACTATTGACTAGCTTAACCTAAGCGTCAGCCAGCCGACGAGTGATATGGTTTACACGTTCAAGTGAGTAACGTTGGAATGCCCACTACTCAAGGGTTAACCTAGGTTTTACACGTTCAAGTGAGTAACGTTGGAATGCCTAAAATACGTCAAAGAAATAACATAGGGTTGACAGGTTAGGTTAACTTAAGTTATACGCTTAACATTTAACCACTTTGGGATGCTTACCAGTCAAAGGTTAAAGGCTTATTTACGCTTAACATTTAACCACTTTGGAATGACCATAATACGTTAAAAACCAACATAGGGTTGACACTTATGGTAAACCTAAGTTAGACTAAAGGAGTCAAAAGAAAAGGTTCTAACAATGGCTTATTTACATTCATCTTTCGAGTTCGCTGGTATTCCCGTAGACGGTTTCATTATTGACGGTGAGGCTTATACAACCCTAACGGGCTTTGCCAATGGGTTAGGTATCTCACGTCAGAGTGCCAAAAACTGGTATAATAACCACTGCAGAACTGCGGGGCACTCTGTTAGGGTTGGTAAACGTCAAGTACCTGCTACTGCTTACCCTGTATCCGTCATTGGTGACTTCCTAGACTATCGGGTTAGCCTAGGGGATAAGCGGGTAACTAACCTTTACTCAGCTACCTTTAGAGCCGACTTAGAGCGTACCATTAAGGAAACTAATGGTACTCAAGTTACCGCAGCGCAACATGAGGGCACCAGAGCTAACCTAAGGCAGGCTTTAGACCTAGCGCGTGAGATCGAGTTCTCCGAGTTAACCTGTGAAGAACTACAACCCGTAATCGACCGCAAGAATGCCTTAGTTGACTCGTTAGATCCCCAGGGCGTAAAAGAGTACATGGATGAGGTAGAGCGTATCTGGGGCGAAGCCAGGGCACGTCGTGAGTCATTGTTACCCTTAAGCGTCCAGAGGGTTAACCAAGCTATTTATGACATGTAAGATTGAATAAATAACCAAAAAAAAAACCCCAGGATGCCTTGACATTCCTGGGGTTATTTGTTATGATTATATTGTTAGAGGAATACTCTGGATAGCCCGAACATGAAGGAGTAAACTGATAACGCTCTGAGTTGCCTTAGGTAGCTTAGTGCCTGGGAGTAGCCCGAAACTACCCAACAAGCACCAAGAGACTTAGGCTAACGGAGTTTGAGATGTAGAGGGTCTAGAGATTGGAGCCGTGGAGCCAGAGCTGGAAACCTCAGCTAATACAGTTCCTAATGAAGCCCTAGACAGTGTAACCACAAGAGCTTCCACAGTGGGGCTAGGTTTTACGACTACATCTACATTTACCTGTCCAGCTTCTAACCCGTCAAGTGTGTTATTGGTCAGGTCGCAGACAACTAAGTAAGCTTCAGAAGGACTAGAACCGAATAGGGCACCGGGTAACCTTAGTATTTCACAAAATGCTGAGGCAGTTTGTTTTACGCGGGAAAATAAGATACCTTGACCGTCGGCTAATGAAAAAATAAGGGCATCGAAAGCTACTTTAAGACTACCAGCTAGCACATTTAGGATAACTCTGGTGTTACCAAATCGGTAAAAAGATGAGGTACTTAAAGTCCTAGCTCCGTAGACCACTATCCCCCGTCCGGCGGGTAGCCTCCGGATACAGTTGATACCTAATGGGTTTAGTTGACCTTGTAGAAGCTTGGTAACTTTAAAGGAAATATCTGACACACCATAAATAGGATAACCAACACCCGCCGGAGGTCTAGAGAAACCCTCGGCGCGTGTACGTCGTAAGGCTACTCCGATGGCTGCTAGACTCGGAGGCACTAAAGTACCAGTTAGGTTTACCAGATAAGGGAAATAGAACCAACTGTTACCCCTAGGACTAGCTAAAGTATTACGTTCAGCTATCACGGCATTGATAGCACCGCCACCGGTAATCTGTGTTGCCTGAGTCAACCCACAGTCAATAACTGCCACCCAGTAGTAATCAGGGTCAGCCGCTAGGGATTCCATAGCTAGTGCTAGAGCTGTCCGGTCGGATTGGTCGGTGAAAGCTTGGAAGAACTCAGGGGCACATAAGTAACCTTGACGCATTTCTGGCTCAAAGGCTACCTTAATAGTATCCGAGACATCTTTAACCTTAGGGCTAGTCAAAGTGCTAGCGACCCCTAGAGTTAGCTCTACAGACGCGGTAACTGTTACCCCGTCAGCGTACCTTAATGTACCATCAGGGTAGTAACTAGCGGTTAAAGGTAGCTGAGTGTTAACCAGGTTACCTAAGGCATCTCTAGCGGTAATGTCAGTGTCACCAGTTACCGTAGTGTAACTTATAGCGTAACCATCGATAGTTAGTGTTAGAATAGTACCAGGGGTGAATGTGTTGACCGTTAAGGATCGTTCTACCCTCATCAGCACATTTACAAAATATAGTCCATAACCACTACGCTGGTCAAAAAATAGTTGGATAGCCGCAGCGCTAGGGGATGCACCAAAAACGTTAGTAAAATCATCTAAGTTACTAATGTATGTTGGGGTTGCTACAGGTGCCCCCGACTTTGTGCTAGAGCCTAACACATATACAGCATCATGGCTATTCAGGATAGCCGGGATTGAGCCGTAAGTGGCTTCGTTTACATATACCCCAGGGGTGTTGTAGGAAATCGGCATAAGGTAATCAATAGTATTACCTTAACTAAGTCAAGTCAAGCCGGGTCAACCAATCATGTTGACCTAGTAAGTTCGCTATGCTAACGTTAAATCATAGTAAACCAATGAGCGCTATAAATCGTGTTAGTCTTGAATGTTCTACCCCCTAAACACCATCCTGAGGAGCAGGTTAACGTGGTATATTTAACTACCTTAACCAAAGCCCAGATACTTAAGCAATGGGAGCAAAGCTTAACCTATCCCGACAGATTTGTAGTAACCAAAGCTGAGTCGGTTAAAAAGCTATCGGAAGACATTCCGGCTAAAGACCTAAAGACACTAGGACAGTATTTGGATGATAATAAGATTATATTGGATGAGTCGGAGTATCATAAGTTAGCTACTATCGTGGCTGACAAATACCGAGAAACTTATGGTATCAATCCACGCAGGGTGTCTCGTATGAATGCTGAGGGTAAGTGGAATAATAAAAGTTATGCTTATGATGACTCCGACTTCCCACTGATTGAGGAATGTTTATTATCGGTAAATCACTCTAGACATCCTCATTAGTTGACTGCTGGGTATTTATAGGTATAATAAGTAAAAGTGCTTTGGATAACATTATGAGACCTATAAACCCAGTAAGTCCCTTGACAAGAGATATAATAGATGCTATGATCGTGGATATATTCGAGATATTATACCCTGATTATGGTCAACAGTCTAGTAAAACCCCGTGTCCCTACGGATGCACAGATGACTGTGATTGTAGACACTTCTGTATTCCTACACAGCCTGGAAGAGAAGCACGTTATACTGAATCACAAAAATCCTCATTGGACGGCATTGATTAAGGCACAGCTACAATGGTTAGTGTCTGGTGATTGGTTAGATGATCTAAAGCCTAATAAGTTGCAGTTTATTTTTGTTACTGATAGTAAACCTTATTGGCGTACCGAGTATTTACTATCCAGTGATGTAGTATCAAAGGTACCTAGGAAGAAGAAAGCAGAAGAATATAAGAGAGTGCGTCTACTAGAGCTGTTAGCTAAAGATGATAGGGATTCAGAAGAAGTACTTAAGCTAACCGAAGATTTAGCTATACATTACAAAGCCGGGCGAAAGTTTCCTACTTACGAGTTTACTAAAGTTAAAAGGCTACTATTTAAGTACCTTACAGATCAGGGTTACACACAGATAGGTAAAGTAGGATATGAGGCTGATGATGTAGCCGCTTGCGTCGTTAAGGTTAACCAGGGGTTAGATAACCCTAACCGCCTGGTTTTACTTACCATAGATTCGGACTGGATGGGGCTAGTAAATGATGATACTGCCTGGTTTTGTATGCACGGTTGGACTCCTAGGATGAGGTCGGATAGGTTTAGCTGTGATCAGTGGGCACTACGTCGGCTAGGTAGTACGTTAGATGCATATACAGATATATGGGATATTAAAGGAGTAAAGGGGGATAAGTCGGACAACCTACCCGCGTCCGATGGGGTTTTATTACCAGTTATAGACTTATTAAACCCACCAGACGAGCACAAACTATGGAATACGCCAATGGCTGATGATATTAGAGATGTCCTAGAGCACCCACGTAATCGAAGATATGATGGTAGCGCTGCAATGCAGTATATCCAAGCTTGCGGGGTTGCCCCTTGTGTACGCGCTCTAAACATCCAAAAAGATTTTGCAGTTTAGGGTTGACAGTTAGGGTCAACCAGGTTATGATAAAGAAACAAACAGAGCAAGTTAAGGAGCCGCCCGATGACATTATCATTTTACACAGAGCGTACCGAGTCTATTTTAAGTCGTGCCCGATTACCCCAAGAGTCTAACAATATCCCTAATGACCATCAGTGTTTTAACGAAGAGCAAAAAGCTATCTGGGTAACTATAGCTAAAGCTTTCGGTATTGACTGGAATGAAACCGGACACACACTAAGAGTAGTGGTTAAGAATGGTGAGAACGTCATCTACACTCCTTACATCGGTTCTAATGGAACTGAAGCTGTACTAGTGTGGGGAAAAGTACAACAACCACTTAAAGCTGCTAACAAGGAGTTGGTAGAAATGGTCTTAGGGGGGGCTAAGAGACCCTGTATTGAGGCTTTCATTTTTGAACTAGAAGACACGCTAAACATAACCTTAATGTTAGCCAAAGGGGACTCAGACAACGCTACAAGGTATCATAAAGAGCTATTTAGCGCACCGGAGGAAGACAAGAAAAACATATTACGCAAGGCTTTACGGGCAGGTAAGTTACACTTATATCTCTCTCAGGCTTTTGAGCGGGCTAAGAAGTTAGCGGAGTTCGCAGGTAAGACACTAACCGTAACAGGGTACGAGTTAAACCTATGGGGTAAGTTTGAGCTAATAACCTCTGAAGGTAAAGTATTAGCTAACACCGCACTCGTTAAAAAGTTATCACATACCCCTGAGATTACTCCTGACAAACCAGCCACACTTGAAGTGGGTTATGAATCAGGTAGAACTACAACGGGTTACCCTATATTTCCTGTGATATTGACTACACAGGCAGATTTAGAGCTACCTGTGTTCGACTTTGGAGCCGGCTTGGAGGATAACGTTAATGATAACGTAGACTTTGACCGTGCCGAGTATGAGGACGTATCTTATTAAAGTTTATAGGTCGTATCCACGGTAAACGGAGCCTAAGCCCATTAGGTGGTATATAGGAGGCTCCTACCTATAAGGTTAACTAAAACTGTTAACCCTGGTTAGAATAATAGATATTTAGGAGGTGCAAGTCCTCCCTAACCACTCACCCCGCTAACAGGAGTTTATATGGGTAAAAAAGGGCAACAAGCCGACAAGCCAGCCACGGGTGAGTCGGATAAGTGCACTGAGGGTACTAACTCAGGGTTAGTTAGCGTTAGCGAAACGTTGAATAAAGTAAAAATAGAACTAGAACTAACCTATGGGTACTTACTACGACCAGAGATCGGGGGGGCGTTTTGCGGGCACACTGTGTATAAGCGGGAAAATAAGATACCGATTCCTGGTATCAAAGCCCCCGATACCTTTTGGTACTGGCGAACCATTAAGCCTAATGAGGCTACGGGGTTCTATGCCGCGATTAAAGAGATTTGTGAGGATTTAATGGGGTCTTGTGCATCAGACCACATACAAGTATATAAAAACATAGCCCTATGTTTCCTAGATAACTCAGTAGACCCTAAGTCTGCGGTGGCTAAAATAGCCCAGACTAGTTATGGTAATCAGGCACGGCTAGGTTTAGGTAGGACAGTTACGCTCAACGGTAGTAATGGGCACTTTAAGGTAGTCCCTTTAGTTTCTTGGTTCCCTGAGGCTCTACAAGAGTTTAATGCTAGGGGACTACTAACATTATTTCCAGATGCTGAGGCTAGACAACTAATGCTAATCCTGGGACGAACAGTTGTAGGAGCAACTGAGACCAGATGTGCGGAAGGTGACATAGAGCATACAGCCCGGTCTTATGCCATTATTGTAGGACAACAAGCGGGGTTAGGTAAGAGTACTCAATCTAACTACATAAATAAAGCCCTAAGTAACTTAGGTTACAGCGTGTCTAACGCACATATAAATGAAACTAAGTTTGGTTGGGGTACCATAGCCCAAAGCGACTTAGCTTTCATCGATGACTTGACCGACGATGTACAGAAAAGACTTTTATCTGATGTGCGTATCAAGTCCATTGTATCAAATAATACATTAAAAGTAGAGGAAAAAGGGCAACCAGCCTGTGACGTTAGAGCTACCACAACGATTCTGGGTTGTACTAATATGCACAGTTACGCCCACTACATTGGGATGGATTCAGGTAGCATCAGCCGGGTAAACCAGTTAGACACATACACAAGGGCTGAGATGGAGGAAAGATACCCAGAAATCCCTGACCCACGAGTAAAGCCACACTGGGAAACTTTAGCCAAGAAGTTTAAGTGTTCTACTGAGTGTCTAGCGGCTTATCTATTACGCAGAAGCGCAGACTATTTTCTGGAGGTCTGCGGGTACGTATGGGACGATGGCAGACTGTTTAAGGATGATGAAGATCGATTAGAAGAGGTGACTAAGGCTAATCGTAAAGACTTTAGGATAGACACCAGCTTAAAACATGCTGAGGAGTTGGTTAGCGCGGTCGGGCACTTAGTAGCACTATCTATAGCAGACTCGTCTAACTCTAGACGGAGAGCTTATGAGGAGTTGCTACAGTATCTAGATTTTTCACCGGGGTTAGTCTTGGCAGTTATGAGGATGTTCTCAGTTATCAAACAATCCACACGACTACCTAGTGAATACGCTGCATTAGACCTCCCTAACGCTTCTTGGGACGCTAAAGAGTACATAAGTAAGAAGTTAGCCGACTTCGATAGATTAGGCACTGTGAAGACTTCCGAAGACTCTTTCGGAGTTCTCATGAAGGAAATGAAGTCTAACAAAGGCTTTGGCTATCCCTTAAGGTCAAGCCATTATATGCCAGAATGGCAAGCCGTGAAACGCCTAATACCTAAATGGGTGAAGAAGTATGAGGAAGTCATTAGCACTATAGACCCCCCTAAGGGTGTCCAAGTAGCTATTGCAGAAGTCCATAAGCTATTTACAGACTTGGGTTGACAGTGCTGGTTAACGGGGGTTACTAGCCCCCTTATTATAAGAGGTAAGCTAATGTATACCACAGAGCTAGATTTGTGCTATGAGAAGGGTTTATCAGACGAGAGAAAAGTAATGGATTTCCTCAGGGGGCAGGGGTATAACGTCAAGCCAGCAAGTAGCCAGGAAAACAAGAAGGAAGACATTGATTGCTGGGTAAATGGGAAGCCTGTAAGTATCAAATCCTCACATAAGGGAGCCAAGTTCAAAAACATAGGGCTTGAGTTGGCTAATCAGCTAACCTCCAGAGTAGCCTGCCGAGACACTGAGTACATCTTAGGGAAGTTAAGTATTTCATTATTAGATGTAGATACTTTAATCGATACAGGTTCATGGGAACCCGGCTGGTATGCAACAGGTAAAGCAACCAACTATCTATTCTACCAAGAGCATGAGTTGCGCTTGTACACCAAAAAGTCTATTGAGAACTATGTAAATAGTAAGGGTTTTCTAAGGGTTAGACAGTTGAGCGATGCGTGTAAAAGCTACTTGGGGGGTAGATACCGTTACTGTAATACTATATGTGGTTACTTGCATTGGAATGTTATACCCCATAGGCTTTGGAATATATAAGACTTGGGTTGACAGTTAGTGTTAACCTAAAGTATAGTAGATACATAAGCAAAGGAGCCTCATAATGTACGCGTCTCAAATAAAAGCATCTGCATTACAACTAGGTATAGATATTAAAGGGTTTGATTTACGACGTAATAGTGACCGTGTTAGCTTATTAAAGCTAATATCAACCAAAAGACATGAAGAAACTATAACACCCCCTGACTGTGAGTTCAGTGGTCAGGAGTGTACTGGTGACACCTGTGCTGTCGCTGAGTCCCCTTTGTCGCCTGAAAACTTAGTAACACCTACGTTTAGGTATTTAGATAGCTGCTATAATGTGTGTACAATATACCAAAGGCTAGAACTAGAAGGGCTTGCCGTGTATAGCTATGTAGCCAATGAAGACGGCAGACTCACTAGTTGGTATGAACGCACACTAGAAGTACCGGAAGGTGCCAATATACAAGATGTTTGGCAGGAGGCTAAAGACGACTTTATTAAGTCTAGAAAGGCCCAAGACGACCGAGCTAACGCTCTCATCTGTGCGCTTAACTCTGCTAGCTCCTACCCTGTCACCCCCGAAGTAGCTCAAGATATCTCGGAAGCTGCTAAGGTAACCTCATATGATGATAGTGGTACCCCTGAAACTCCTTGGAAATCTCATAGTACCGTGCTAGTGCTTTTAATCACTTCGTTAGTTATACTTTGGAGTGCGGTTAGTTGCTTGATGAAGCCTTTAGTGGTATGGGTTATAGCAAAGGGGGGTAGATTTATAAATGAGCTAAGGTTAGCCGAGTATACCAAGAGGTTATTTAGAAAGCTAGAAGGACTGTTCTAGAGGTTTTCTTAAAGGGTGGTTGACAGCAACCCCCTTATAGGGTTTACATGTTGTATAAACCAGGATTACCAATGCACATTAAAAAGCTTTCCGATGATCTTCAAGTAAGGGTATTGGGTTACCCTTCAAATCCCTTAAGTATTCTAGATAAACAGAAAATAGAAAATAAACTAAAGCCGTTCGGGCTTCATCAAGCCAATGACAATAACGAAGTTGCAGAACTACCTATCCCTGATAACTTTGGTACGCTGGAACAAGAACTGGAGCAAGCGATCGCAGAACATACTAAGAGTACTCTTGACGCGTTAGGTTCTATTATGTCTTGGGAGTTCCCAGAACTACCCACTAACTTCAATACCATTAAAGGGAAATGGCAATACTGGTGCCCTAAAGGTGAGCGATGGAAACTCCTTGAAAAGCCAATATCTGGGAAGGTGTTCTTCCAAGATACTGAAACGGTGCAAGTGGGGGATAGGTGGTTACCTACTTGCGCTGTGGCTATGTCTGCTAGGGGTTGGCTACTTTGGGTTACCGACTTCGACCAGATGCCCTCTATTATCCCCTACGGTTTTAATAACCTAATGGTAAACTACAACACTCAGTATGACAGAGCTTATTTATCATCTGAGTACCAGATGGAGGATACGGGTAACCGATTCTTCGACCTAATGTCTGCGTGGATAATATGCCGTGGTTTAAGTAACCAGCAAAGACCCTTGTATCTAGACGAAGATACTAACCTAGACTGGATGGGCGAGACAGCAACTAACAGCTTATCTGCGGTATACGAGTTCTTCTTTAACAAACCACTAGACAAAGGGGTTAGAGATAACATAGTTAATGACGGGCTACCCTGGGTTAGGGATAACATGCTGGAGGTTATCAGGTATTGCTGTGAAGATGTGCTACATACAGCACAGCTATTCAAGAGACTCTACCCTGAGTACCTTAACCATAGACCTAGCTTAGTCGCGCAGTCCGGGTCTATTTTATTAGGGTCGTGCTGGTTACCTTTAGATGCTGATAGGTTTCCTAAGTATTACGAGACCGCAGAGAATATGTATCAAGAGTTAGCCGTAAAGACTAACAAAGACTTGATGATTTTAGCGGAGGAATACCTATCCCAGTGTGACCCTGATAACCTACCTAAGCCAGCATTGGCGTTAGACTGGAATCCGGCGAAGTCAGGGAAGAATAAAGGGTTACCCGCTTGGTACCGTAAAGTGCTATCTGACTATGCCAAAGGTGACCTAACCTTATCTAAGCGCTTTGTGCCCATAGTAATGGGGATAACTTGGCGGGGTGAGCCTTTGCTCTGGGATGATGAAAATAAAACATGGTACACAGAAGTACACGGGTGGTTACCACATCCAGAAGTTAGAGGTAAAAACGTTACCTCCGTGTTCGCTAAGGGCTTTGTTGCAGCGTTTGAACAGGGTGTACTTAGTGCGGCTAATGACTCAGTAAAGCAGATGTTAGCTGAAAAGGTGTCTACAATAAACTGGGTAAGTTTACGTAAACGAGTAGCCGCCATCCATACTGAATCGCCTGAAGGTTTCCCTGTCACCCTACCCTCGTTACTTGTTAACGGCACCATAACAGGGAGATGTGCCGACAACCTTTGGCAGGTAGCGGCTAACCCTAAAAAGTCTCGCTTAGGTACCGAGCTTAAATCTATGGTAGCCCCACCTAAAGGTTATGTGCTTGTAGGTGCGGACATTGACAGTGAAGAAGCGTGGTTAGCGGGCATTATGGGTGATTCAGTGTTAGGTATTAATGCAAGTACTCCTATGGGCTTTATTTGTGTGGCGGGGGCTAAGGCTGAGACCTTAGAAGCGTCCACAGACATTCATAGCTTAATGGCGAAAGAGACTGGTATCAGTAGAGACAATACTAAGACCAGGGTGTATGGTTGTGTTCCAATGGATACTCAAGCGCTGACTAGAGAAGGTTGGAGGGTTTACTCAGAGTTATCTCATGGGACAGAAATATTAGCCTACAACGCAGAAACAGGGGTTAATGAATGGTCTCCTATAACCCATATGACATATCACGAAGACGCTGAGGTGTATAAGTTAGAAATGAGTCATGGGTGGTCTGTAGTTTGCACAGGTGATCACAGATGGTATGGGTCTAAGCGTGTAAGGAAGCTAGGAGTTAAGGAAGGATACACAATATTTCAGATATTCACCACAGATAACATAAAACAAGAAAATAATATAACCGTGTCAGCCCCTTATAATGGCGGCTCAGGTTATGGTCTTAAGTCTTTTGGGGTTAAATACGGCACAGACTACATACCGGAGATCCTGAAAATGTCTTACAGGGAGCTACAATCTTTTGTATTAGGGGTTTTACTTAGTGATGGACATCAAGATCGAGCCACTGGCACTTGGTGCATAACTCAGAAAATGGGGCATCATGCAGAAGCTTTTAAACTAGCGGCTTATTTGATTGGTTACAGAGTTTCTGTTGGTACAAGATACGGTAATAAAGTCCAAAAAATGAACTTAACCAAGCCGCACATAACTGCTCAGAGGTTAGTTAAAACTCGCATTGAGAACACATCCGTATGGTGTCCTACTACAGCTTTAGGTACTTGGGTTATGCGTCAAGGTGACACAATAACTATCACAGGTAACTGCATTTATGGACAGGGGCTAACCGGGGATACTAACGCGCTTCTAAAGAACATCCCCACAATGACATTAGCTGAGGCACAGGCTAACAGTAAAGTATTTATCAATAAGTTCAAGGGTCAAACCGTAAGGGAAGAAGGGGCGTTAGGAAGCTTCAAGAGGTACACAGGGGGGTTAGCATCGGATTCGTTTAACGTTATGGAATCCATAGCGGACTCCAAGGTACCCAAGACACCTTTACTCAAAAATGTAATGAGTAGGTCACTAGCAGGGTTTAAAGACTTCAAACCATCTAGAGTAAACTGGACTATTCAGAGTTCCGGTGTAGACTTCAGAGATATGTTAATCCTACTAACTAGACACTTCTATAAGAAACTAGGAGTAGACGGGAAACTTCTGATAACCATCCACGATGAGATTAGGACGATGGTGGGAGATGACCCCAATAACATCAGAAATGCTATTTGGGCATTACAACTAGCCCACTTATACGTTAGAGCCGCATTTATTGACGCCTTGTCGTTAGACTGTATCCCGGCGGGTGTAGCTTGGTTTTCTGCGGTAGACGTAGACCCTTTTTGCCTCCGTAAAGACCCTAAAGACCCCCAAATAACACCTAGCCAGCCCCAAGGGTTACCCATAGGTTACACAGTAACCCCTAGCCAGTTACTAAGTATGTTAGTATAAAATAGCACACAATCCTAGATATAGTTTAGGGTTGACAGTTAAGGTCAACCCAAGCTATTATAGATACATAAGCAAAAGGGAGCTAAACAGATGCTAGGATACGGGTCAGAAGTTAGCCAAAGTCAGATAGAAGCCGAGTTAGAAGCGGAACTAGAGCTAGAAGTCCCTGAAGGATTCCGGAATGAGTTAGAAAATAACCCTTTCTGGAACGCTCTTTGGGAATATTCACCGGATATAGATCAGGATGAAGATTCTATAGTTATTTGGTAAACGCTACTAGGTTGACAGTGATAGTCAACCTTTATTCTTACAGAGAATAACATGACAGGACGTAGTCCCTACTGGTGGGATAGCAAAGTTTGACTTAGCAGGAGGAGATAATAGATGAGTAGTATTTATGTACTAATGGGTTATTCAGGCGCAGGTAAAGATACGCTGTGCCGGGAAATGCAAAAGCTGATAAGAGCAGCTAATGTAAAGTGGTCTAGACCGATGAAAGATATGTTTGAAATGGTCTATGATTTACCCGCAGGTTTCTTAGATGACCCAGAGAAGCGGTTAGAAAAGCTACCAGGTACGGATATTAGTTACCTAGACGTAATGGTAAAAGCTTTTGAGTTTTTTCCTCAGATCGACCCTCACATGATGACCAGAAAGGTAACAAAGCTAATAAAACAGATGCTTATGTCTCGCACGGTTATCTTAACCGATACCCGTAACTTTACAGAGATGTATGTTATACTTAAGTTTTTAGATGAAGGAATAGAGGTTATACCCGTATGGATAAATAGACCAGGTATAACTGCTATGAAGTCGGATGAATACCAGAGAGAAATATTTGATAGTTTGTGGGTACGTTCTAATCGTGGTTTTTTCGTATCTAATCATACTACTGAAGACCTGAAAGTAGCGGCAGAGGAGTTAGCCTCATGACACCTACTGAGTACTTGTTAGACATTCGGGAAATATTTCTACCTGAACTATGGGAAGAAGATAACCAGATGAAGTTAACCAAGCTCAAAGGTATACTTCAGTTTTCCGAACTTAAGCAGATAGGTTTATCTATCTGGGATGACCAGCTAAACAGAGAGGATAGGTACTTACTAAACTCTTCGGAGCTAGACGGACGTAAAGCATGGTTTTTAACTACAAAATATTACAATGAAGTATATGACTTAAATACGTGGATGGCTGGGGCTGAGACACATATATTCAATGAACCCGCCCGCTCAGCACTATGGATAATCAGCCATCCTAAGAACCGCCCAGAGTTATTGACTTTTAGTATTTTTGAGGTTTATTAAGGTTAACAGTGAGGTATAACCCTTAATATAACGCCCTAGCTAACCCCTAGGGCGTTTGACTTATTATCTATAAACCATGAGGGATGTAGAGGTTAGCTTAGAGGGTTTTGGGCAGGTCTGGAAGCCTAAGAACGAACTCATAGACCTGGAAGTAACGCTTGGGCAAAATGATAAATCTAGTAACTGTATGATTACTTTATCCGACCCCCTAGGCTTAATAGCATCAGCTTTGATTAGCCATACTATAAACTCCGGGGGTATCCGACAGTTAACCCCTAACCCTAATAATAGCCCCGTAATCAGTAACCAGGCACCTGAATCATCTAAAGTAACCCCCGGTAATGGTAACGTGGGCGTAGAGTCTACCGGGGAACCGTTTACCCCGCAGGTTAAAGCTTTTCTGGACATGATAGCTGTTAGGGAGGTTGGGGGTTACTTTAGCTTCCAAATAACCCGTGAATGGTACTTTACAGGAATAAATAACACTAGGTTTACAGAAGCAGAAGCCGCCAAAGGTTATCCCACTTCCATCACTCAATGGACAAGGGCATCCGGGAGGTATCAGATTATACCTAAGACCTGGCGTTATATACAGTCTAGGAACCCTGGTAAGTTCAAGGACTTCCTACCCACGTCCCAGGATAGAGCCGCATTCTGGTTAATGGGTCAGCGTAAGATGATAGCGCCTTTACTGGCTGGGGATATCCGAGAAGCAATAAGAAGAGGCAGGAATGAATGGACTAGCCTTCCAGGTGCTGCTGAACAGCAGACGGGTTGGACAGTGGATGCAGCAATAGCATACTATAACGAACGATTAGCATTTTATAACAAAGGTTCTACAGTAACCCCTGTAGCTACTAAGGTAGAACCTGACATATCCGCGTTACGCCCTAGTATCCCTGAAACCGTACAAGAGGTTATCAAGGGTAATAAAATAATCATCGACTGGTGCGGGGTGAGTTTCGAGTTCTTCCATCAAGGTACTAAGTGGGATGAAACAGGTAAAACTCAAGTCATGGGGCAAGGTATCCGGTGGGTACTTAACCGCCGGAAACGTAATAAGACGGTTAAGGATACCAGCCTAAGACAGCTAGCTCAAGCGATCGCAGAAGCCCATAAGATAAAGTTAGACTGGCAGTCTACTCTAGACCCGTTGTACCAACACATAGACCAATCTGGTATTAGCGATTACCAGTTACTCATCCGTGAGGCTAACTATGCGGGACTATGGGTGTCGGAGAATAACGGGGCGTTAACTATTAAATCCAGGGACAAAATAAATGATACAGGGTTTACGATAACCCGTGAAGGTAACCTTATCAAGTATGAGGTAGTAGATAAGGCGTTAGATAAAAACCAGGAAGAGTCTAGTTTACTTCAAGAGGAGCCTAAGGCAACTGTAGAACCGCTAACCGGGGAAATGCTAACTAAGAACATCGACGTAGACCCAGCACGAGACATATCAGCTACGGGTAACCAGACTAAAGTTATATCAGGGACTCCTAGTCCAGGTCAGGACGCATTATTAAATCAGAGTAGGTCTAGGTTTAAGAGGGTTAAGGGACTACCTAGTAGGTTTACAGTTAACTTAAGCCCGGCTTCAATGCCATTGAAGCCATTGGACGGAGTGCGTACTCTAGGTTTCCCTAGCCCCTTAGATCGTATTTGGTTAGTCGACAAAGTAACGCATAAGTTAGCCTCTGATACCTCTACCTTAGATGTGTACAGCCCGGTAGAGGTACTGGATAACACGCCCGCCGATACCCCTAACGCGCCCATGCCGCAGAATAACGTACCGGATACCCCAGGTGTTTGGGTATATCCTTGTACGGGTACGGTAACGTCAGGGTTCGGACTGAGAAACACAGGTATCCCTGGGGCTAGTAGAAACCACAAGGGGATAGATATTGCTAATAAAAAAGGTACCCCAATCTATGCGGCTAGAGACGGGGTAGTAGTAGCACCTATAGGCTTCCAAGGAGGAGCCGGGAATATGCTTAAAATCCGACATGATAACGGCTGGGCTACCAGATATTTACATAACACGACACTATTGGTCAAGTTAGGAGAGCAAGTAAAGAAAGGGCAACAGATTGCCACAATGGGTAGTACTGGAATAGGTAGCGGTGACCATTGCCACTTCGAGACTCTAAAGAACGGGGTAGCTCAGAACCCGGCTAATATTTTCAAGAAGTTGGGCACACGATTAAACTCGGTTATAGGTGGCGCACCAGTGGAATAAATATTTTTCATTATAGGGTTGACAGTCTTAGAAAACCTTGTTATTATAAAAGGGTGAGGGAGAGAAATCTAACTCATATAGCGCGCGAGGGTTTGGTGACCCCTCCACATCAAAGAACGGCGAGAGCTACAGAGTCTGGATGTGAATAAAGCAAATATTTACGGTTGGGGATTAGTAGGGCTGGTTAGACTACCAAATCTAAGACAAAGACAGAGCCTCAGCTAACCGTAAAGCCTGTACTCTCAACTACAGGTAGCGCTATTAGACCTAACCTGTCGGTCATTAAATAACTCAGGGGACACTAGCGCGTTGGGAGTATTAATGCTAGTAAAATAAGGTACTCTCAGAGTAGCCCACGATAAGGGCAAAGTACTCAGAACTTTCATACATGGGCGGTAGCTGCTTACGTAAGTAGCCGTTAGCGGGGGACGTAAAAGTGGTTGACGCTTTGCCGCATAAGTCAAGGAGCTGTAGACTTCGACCTAAAAAATCATCTACATTTACAAAGTACCTAAGGTCTACCAAGTAAGTCTTTATTCAGTGTCCTCTAGCCTGAGTAAAGCCAAGGAAAACCAAAGGTGAATATACCGAGACTTGAAAGCCAAGCTAGAGGTGAGGCTGGGTCAAGGTATAGCCTAGTGGTTTAAAGTATTCGGGCTACTTTAAATCACTAAGCACTAAGGGGCTAGTAGGTGTCGTCTAGTGGTAAAGCCAAAGTGAAACCATTAGCACAAGGGTTCGATTCCCTTTAGCTCCATTAATATTTATTGGGTTAACAAATGACTCGTAACAATGAGAATGATACTAACTGGGGTCAGCTACCCTTAGACATCCGGGGGGCTGTACAAGCGGCTAAGAAGGATAAAAATAAAGTAGCCAAACTTCACCAAATATGGGATAAGTACGCCGATCTAACCACACTAAACGAGAATCGGGGTAACACTAAAAAAGTACGATTTTATAAGCAGTGCCTATGGTGGATAAAACACTACATAGAGGTAGTAGTACCTGCATGTCACAGGTTAGCTGCTGCCAGTAAGTTCTACCAAACAGAAACACGGGAGATAACTAGACAAGCAACCCTTGTAAGGTATGGTGGTTATGAAAACGGTAAACTTAAACCTGGTTTATCCGAGTATGTGAGCTTTCACATCACCGAAAAGCTACATAACTTAGCTAAAGTACGGCACCATATCCAGGAGTTGTGTAAAAAAATATACCCCGATAGTAAGTCTAATACACCTCACTGCGGGTATTTAAATATACACGGTGAGGTATGGATGGCTTACGTATCACAGTGGGGTAACAAGCCTAGGATGTTTGAGTTTAAGGATACCCAGTGGATGTTAAAGTAACCAGTTAATAGATGATAGGAGGTCTTCTGCGGTATTGGTAGCCTCTTCTATCTTATCTAGGGTACTGTTACCCGACTTTCTTAACTGTTCCAAGTACTGGTCTAATCCAGGGGTAGTGCTAACTCTACCTTTAAGACCATTGAGAAGGTCTTTAGTGCTAGGACGATACAACCCGAATACTGCTTTGTCTAACTCCGACATCACTTGCTTACTCAGCACGTCTGCCGAAGGTATTTTAAGTCCCAGGGAGTTTGCTACATTAATGCCAAGTTGCACTTGCGGTGGTAGCGCTAACCCTAAAGCCCCTGGGTTAGTAGCAAGCACACCCCTAAAATCCTTTACCTTACCTGTTACCGTCTTAGCGATACCTGAAGCCGTCTTAGCAATACCTAAACCAAACATAAAATCACCTAATAATCTATGAGTATTCAGTCAATCCGAAAGTGCGCCAAATGTCAGGTTATTAAACCTCTAGAAGACTTCTCGACTGACGTTAATAGGTTATCAGGGCATAGATATACTTGTAAACTCTGTGACTCGGAACGGGCTAAGTGCCGAGCGAGACGAGCTAGGTATGGTATAACTTTATACACAGCAGTTAAGTTATGGGAAGCCCAAGGGTGTAAGTGTGACGTGTGTAAAGATGATATACCTGCACCAGGGAAAGCTAAGAATACTGTTATAGATCATTGCCACACCACGGGGGTAGTTAGAGGTATTTTATGTACCCAGTGTAACGTAGCGCTGGGTATGCTTAAGGATGACCCATGGCGTATAAAAAGACTAGCAGATTATATTAAAAAACCGTAAGTAATAGCGTTGACAGTCCTAGTTAACCAAACTATAGTAGTTATATAAATGGAGCCAGAAGATGAAGCTATTAAGCCTGTTTGATGACGTAGGTGTGGTTGGGCTAGCTATGCAGGAAACTTTAGGAGACTTTGAGTATTACACAGTAGGGGTAGACCCTATGCTGACTAACTTTACCCGTGAAAAGTTTCCAGGTATTAGGGATATAAGGGATGTAAAAAACTTAGACCCGATAGACTACTTAATATGTGGTAGCCCCTACCAAGACATTAGCATAGTAGGTAAACGTAAAGGTTTAAATGGGTACCGCTCTAGCCTATTCTGGGAAGCTTTAAGGATTAAGAACAAGACCGACCCTACATGGTGGGTATTTGAGAGTATAGTGGAAGATAAGAAGATATTAGACACGATCTCTGAAGCCTTAGAGGTGCCTCATATAATCATTAACTCCCGCTACTGGACTTTACAAAACAAACTAAGATGCTACTGGACTAACATTCCCGTGGTGCATCCTAATAACGCTGGGTATATTGAGAGAGTAGATCACCACTGGGGCTACAGGGTTACCGCTTCCGGGTCTCATAGGTTCTCCAGTTATATTCCTACACTTACCAGGAGCATAAAAACTAACGCTTGGCAAAAATACCCACTACCCTATGACTACTTCCAAGACTTCGAGTATACCCCCATGACATGGGTTGACTTTGAAAATGCCCAAGGGCTACCACCGGGTTACACAGATAGTATACGTAAATGTAAACGAAGATTAGCACTGGCTAACTGTCTTACACTACCTGTGATTAAGTACATAATATCTCATTCCTTGGGTTGACAGTCCAGGTTAACCTAAGCTATAATAGAGGAAGTAAGCACTTCCTCTAAGGTCGTATGGAAGAAAAAAGTTATCCTTTAGTTTTTATAGCTTGCGCAGGCTTCCTGGCATGGCAACTATGGTCTACTTCAGAAGTATTAAAGGTTACGGAAGAGAAACTAAAAGTATATCAGCAACGTGAAGAACGTACAGATGAAGTTATAGATAAACTTAGGGGTTTTAATGTCAGATAATCCTAACAGTAACCCCCTGGTATCTCAGACCTCTCAGTTTAGACCTACTGCAACCGTAGTAGGTAACAGGGAAACCCGACCTAACCTAAGTCAGTGGATAAATCTATTTTCAGTACCTACCAATCCTATAGACGCGATCGTTGTGAGTCTTCAGTGGTTATTTATGGCTAAAGCGTCCGCAGAAATAGCGCTCATTACCCCTGTGGCTATTCAAGTAGCTTTCGGGGCTTTCTGGTTACTCATGGCTGTATTTATGGTAATAGCTGCTAATAAAGATACCGCAATGGTTAGAGATTGCCTGTTTACCACTACTAGCGCGCTATTGGGATTTATACTAGCCATCTTATGAACTGGTTAGAAGTAAGAGAAGTTGAGCCAAGCCCAGGCACCTTTGTACTTACCCGTACCGTTATTAGCAGCATACCTCAGGTAGCAGTTCTCGTAGGAGGCACCTGGTACGCAGTCAAGGATGAAGGTGAATGGCTTTGTAAAATAGACAACCCTGAGTTATGGACACAGATAGATGACTAAACCTTTTGATTACGCTTTTTATAAGCAAGCTTTGGATAGTTCTAAACTATCCGCTATTGTAGCCACATCAATAGCCTTAGCGTGCTTAGGTGGGCTGGTATCTGGGAAGCTTGGACAAAAAGACTTGGGCTGGTTACTGACAGGGATAGGGGTTGGGGCTACCATAGCCGCCCGTAGTAGCGTAAAAGTTGCAGATCAGACTAAGTACATCCTAAACGACTATGAGGATATAAGCGCTCAAACACGTACTAACGTAGAGTTCAAGCAGTTACAAGAGCCTTCCATAACCATTGAGGAGTATAACTGGGAAACCTTAGCAACCCTGGGGCTACCAACTTGTGTTATAGGCGACCGTCAAGAGTCCCTGAAGATCGCAGAATGGTTAGCCTGGAAGACACCGGGGACATCCGTGTACATCACGGATAGCCCTGGAGATGTTAAGGTGAGTCAAACTATTGTACCATCTACTCAGTATAACGTTTGTACTATCAACGAGCTACAAAACTATACGGTTAGCACAGATTACCTAGGCATCATAGAAGCATTCAATAGTGAGCTACATTATAGGCGTATCAAAGATAAGCTAAGCCACCAGAATGAGCCTTACGTCGTCATTTGGGATAACCCCCCTAATCCCCCCGATATTAAGGGATCTGTGAGTCTATCCATATACTATGTAGTTTTAGGTAGACATTTTGACGGCTGGCAAGAAATACTAGTAGGCGCTGATGCGGTTAAACACGCCCATGAACGTTCTTTACTTCCTTACTTTAAGGAAGTATTAAGACGTTGGAGCGGTGGGGTGTTCCCAGTTCTAGTTAACGGGCAGTACGCTCTTCTACCTCAGCTTTAACTTTAGAGGTCACAAGCGGTACCGGGTTAATCTGGTAATCCGCTAGTGTCTCTAAAGGCACTTGAATAAGCTTTGGTTGACCGTCACTGTCAACCCCGTCAGTCCTAAAAATGTGAACTCGTGCGAAAGTGCCGATGAACATAGCCTTTACCGAGTCCACTAAAAACCATTGGCGAATATTGTTGATACTTCCAGTAAACATTGTTAACCCTCTATCATAATGTATTTATTATACCATGTCAACCACTAAAAAGCTACCCACTTTACCAGACGCAGAAGTACTTTATCAACACTGGGTCTACGAGGGCTTATCTTTACGAAAGATTGGGCGGATATATGGACGGTCTAGAACTACTATATGGACGGCTATTAGAGCTAGATATGGTAATGAGGCATGTAACCCCAAGATGCAAGGACTGAGCCGGGTAATAGCCCAGGAGTACGGTAGAGCGTACCAGAATACTGTAGAAGCCACTAGAAACATATCAGGTCGTTACCTGACGAGACGCAAAGAACAGAACCTTACTACGTTCCAAGGTACAGAGCTAAAAGAATCGTACCGTACAGTATGTGAGAAGTATTTAGAGGTAGAAGAGCGTACCGAAGGCTTAAAGTTACCACTATTCCTCCTATTCTGCCAAGCGCTAACAGATATTTTGACTATTTATTTATAAATGTCTCAATCGGACTACAAAGCTAGAGCTAAGAAGCTCATAGACTCGGTAGGGGAACATGCGGCAGACCTACCAGATATCCTCAGGCAACTTGAGGACATCCGACAACAGTGTATGGATGGTATATCCCAAGAGAAAGTGTCTGTCAAAGACGGTGTACTAATAGTTATAGAGAAGTTTCCCCAGGTAGCCCTACAAGCCGTCATGGGGAAACTAGCTGTTTATAAAGAAATCAGTAGGCTCGCAGAACTGGAATCAGTAGACCCTGAAGTTACCGTTAGTATCCAACTTATGGCGTTAGAGGATACTTTATGAGCCAGATAGTTGTACCATTTAAGCTACATGAAGCCCAAAGGGAAATCTTTAGTAACCCTAAAAGGTTTAGGGTCACCTGTAACGGGCGAAGGTTCGGCAAAACTGCCCTAGGTATCACCGAGTTAATCATCCGGGGTTTATCTTTTAAAGGTAAAGTAGACCCTAAGTTCCCTGTAACCGTCCTTGGGGTGTTACCTACGGCTAACCAGGCTAGGGAAGTTATCTGGAAACCTTTGTACAACATACTGACTAGCCCAGGGATAGATAAACTGGTCAAGGAAATCAACCGTACATCTATGTACGCTAAGTTGATTAATGATGTGCAGATTAAGATAGTAGGTGCCAATGACTCAGGCGGTGACCGTTTAAGAGGGCTTAAACTCTACTTTGTGTGGTTAGACGAGGCTCAAGATATTCACCCGATTGCATTTGACGAAGTTATCCGTCCGGCTATGTCTGATACGCCTGGTAGTCGGGCTTTGTTCACCGGTACCCCTAAAGGTAAACAAAATAACCTATATGTTTTATCCCAGAATGCAGAGCATGACCCAGACTGGGCTTTCTTTACTTACCCGACATCAGCTAACCCTACCATCCCTAGAGAAGAGATAGAGAGAGCCAGGCTGACTTATCCAGCTAGGTTATTCAGACAAGAATACGAGGCTAACTTCGTAGACTTCCCTGGTAAAATCTATAGCGAGTTAGGTATCGATAATAAATATTTTGGGGATATACCTAAGTTAAGCCTGGTGGTAGCCGGGGTAGATTGGGGCGACCTACACCCTAACATTAGCGTACTAGGAAGAGGTATAGATAGACGGTGGTACTATTTGGAGGGCTGGTCTCCCAACGCAGATCCTAGGAATGCCCAGCCTATAACAGACCCAGTGCTACATGGTAACTTTAAGAGGTTGGTTAAAAAATGGTCTATAGGTTACACATATTGTGACCCTAGTAGACCATCAAGTATTCTAGCCATGCGATCGCTAGGTAGTGAACCGGGGTATCGTAACGCCATCGCTGGCTATAATCCCATCTGGGAAGGTATTGGGCAAGTACACGGGTTAATAAAACAAAAAGACCTACTTTTTACAGCCGGTCTTAACGATAGTGTTACTGATTCTTTAGATGGGATGGAAGCCTATGATTTGCATGAAGCCTACCATAGGCTAACTGATAAAAATGGGCAGTTTACAGATAACGTAGCAGATGGTTACTTTAGTCACACATGTGATGCCACCCGATATGCTCTAGCTACTAAGGTGGGCTGACGGACATGATTTCATTTACTTTTGAAACGCTCAAAAGCACTAGGAGTATAGTAGTAATCACGGTATCTGTCGAAGAATACGCCATTACCTATATCTAACAGCTTAATCGAAGAGTAGCCGTCAGATACGTAGGCATACTTTCGCCCGACTTTGATCACCGCTACCTTTTTAATATTCTGGTTTGCCTCACCCTTATGTATTAAAGTGTCACCTATATTTACTTTCATGACTATTTCTAGTTAAATATATTACTATATTAACAGGGTTAACACCTTATGTCAACCAGAAGGCTTAGAGACTTAGAAATACAACATCCGGATTATGTGGCACACAGCTCTATTTGGCGTACTATCAAGGATCTCAAGGAGGGTGTATGTGCCATCAAGCGTAATGTGCAACTTTATCTACCTAAGAGACCTGACGAAGACAGCGAACTCTATCATATGCGTCTTCAGAAGTTCTCATACACGCCCGTGATGTCTGATGCGGTCAACAAGTACTCAGCCAAGCTTGCAGGTAGCCCTGTACACCTTAGTGGTGCTGATAATGATTTCTGGTCTGATTTTAGAGCCAATAATGCTAGCCCTAAAGTTGCCAAGCGTAAAGAGGCTAACCTACTACACGAAATATTTAATGGTTTACTTTACTACTCAAGGATTTGGGCAGCAGTAGACCGTCCAGACTTGGGTGTCACTCCTAGAACTGCCTATGAATCCCAGGGGTTACCTAATAACCCCTATGTAGTTTTATATGACCCTTTAGATATCCCTTACTGGGGTGATGACTGGGCTATTTCTAAGCACTACTACCCAGAAGTAGCGCCATTCCAGCAACCTAAGACTATTTGTCGATGGACTTATTGGGGATTAAACGAGAATATTATTTATGAAGCTGAGGTAAAACTCAAGGTGGCTAAGGATAGCGAGGGTAACTACTACGACACACTAAAGTCTGTATGGGACGCTAAGAAAAAAGAATGGTTACCCTGGGATGATGACAACCTGTACCTAGAGCCTACTAAAGTCTGGCAACATAATCTAAATGAGAGAATGATAACCACTCTCACACTACCAAGTGAGAAGTGGGTATGTAAACAAGTTTACAATAAGCAGGTACAGCACCTGCGTATCGAAAATGCTTGGACGGATGCGGGATATTTATCAGGGGTAGTTCAGCGATTATTCACCCCCCCCGATGTCCCCCCCAGCGATGACCCTAGGATTACTTATGAGCAGCCAGATTACGCAAATGAACTAAGGCTAGCAGGTAACGCACATATTTTAGTAGGTAATGGTTATCAGTTCGTAGAGTCTACTGGGTCGGCGCTAGCTAACCTCCAGGGGCAACTAGACAAGATTGAACAGCAGATTAAGGAGTTAGTGTCCCTACATTTTGCTAGTGCTAATACAAGTGTACTAGACCAGTCGGGGGCTTCCAAGGCTATGGATATGAGCCTCTTAGAAGACTCTATGAAGGACTACGGTCAACAGGTAATATCTTTGTATAACTCAATACTCCGTATAGTATCTAAGATGTTAGGGCTACCTGAGGTAACAGCCACCGGGTTAAGTAGCTACTCCGTGGATAAGATGGAAGATTTAATCAACCAGCTTTCGGTTATTGAAGAGTTACCCTATGTCCCACCTACAGCTAAAAAGATTACCTACGGGAAACTAGCCCAACTTATGGTAGGCACTGCTAGCCCAGAAGATGAAGAAAAGATTAAGAAAGAGCTAGATGAACTCTTTGCAGACATTAGTAACGCGGATGAACCTTTAGAAACCTTAGAAAGTCCTGATGCTGACAAAGTAACTAAAGAGGTAACTACTAAAGACTTGGCTGAAGCGTACGGGTTTACTGAAGAGGAAGCCTTAGGGATTCTAGGGGGTTTGAATGGCTAAAGTAATCCGTGGCGGAAGAGTACGCACATACTACGCTAGAAGCCGTAACGGGCGGTTTGCAGAAACACTAGATTTACCTAATACCGCTACAGGTCGCCGTAGTAGCGTTAGAAATAAGCAAGCAAGATTAAAGGGACTTAGCTTTGACCGGACACCCCCGGCGCGTAAGCTCACCCGCGCCGATATTATAAAGCAATCGATGACCCTTAATGCTGCTAAAAAAGCAGCTACGGTATACCAAGCACGGCTTGAGCTATATCAAAGACTAAATATTGACCAGCGAAAAAGGTTGCAGTCGGCACTTAAGGATAGAACGGAAGCTAAAGCTAAAGCTAAACCCCCCGTTCTCTCTAAAAGTACCACTAAGAAACCTAGGAAGACTAAAGCCAGCACAAGGGACACTGGACAACCCAAGGTTAGAGCAAAACGTCTACCCACCGCTAGACCACCCGCTAGCCAGGACACCATAACCATAAAAAACGGTAAGGTAGAACTATGGGTTAACCAACCACGGCTTAAGGATAGAGATAAGACCTTTAAGGAGAAAAAAGAACGTAATAGGGAATATGCCGTAATAGTAGACGGTAAAAGGGTTGTCTTAAACCGCCAAGATAAGACCTATGAGTTCCAAGGAGAGTTAGTACGAGGAGTACCGTCATTATCCCCTAAGCTTAGAGAGATGAGTAACGAACGAGTGATGGATGATCTAGCCAAGTACGCTAGCTACGTAGAGGCTAAATCAGTTAACCCCCCTGCCCCTGAATGGAAACCTACGTTACACGGGTCTATAGATAAATCTTTAATGACCACAGACCAAGGTAAAAAAATCCCCTATGGTCAGATGCAAATACATCACGTAGACCAGTGGTCTAATAAGCAGTTTAGTGATGTTACTAAGGATTACGAGGGAGGTCTAATAACCCTCGATGAAGCTAAGAGTCAAATGAGGGAGCTACTAAACCCCATAGAGAAAACTAACCGTAAAGGAGAAACTATTAAGGGCTATGAGATTAAGATACAAGCACAATCCGAAAGACAGTTAGTGGTTCTAGCCGGAGGTACTCACGACTTCACCAACCGTAAGTTATATGAAGCTAATCACCCTTTAGGTATTCATCCGGATACTGGTAAACTAACCGAGTTTGGCATCCCTAAAACCGGTGAAGGGGGAAGGGAGCCATGGTTTAGTAACTTCCGTAATAGTTTTTGGCGGGAGGTCTACCGTAAAGAGTCTAATGTGTTAACTAACGAACTAAACCGTAGGCTGAGTAATGGGGATATAACAGAGCTAGAGGTTAAGAGTCTTTGGGAAAAATCACTAGAGAAAGTGGACAAGACCTATAAAACAATGCTAGACTTAAGAAATAAAGACCAGGTTAACAGCCCTAGTAAACCATGAGACAAATAACCTTAGAAGTGGCTGAATCCCTAGATTCCACTGACACCACCAGCATAATCATAGACCAGTTTGATATTATAGGCGTTACTGAGCAGGAGACATATATTACCCTAAATACCCGCGCAGGTAGCTTTAACTTATTCATGGAAGACCAACCCATAGAGACTGAAAACGCCATTAACCAGTTCATAGACCCTATGTAAACTTGACAAAGTACCATAAAAGAAAAGGTACTATGACCCCTGAAGAAATCAAAGAACTAATCCAAAGCACTTTTAACGCTAGCTTACCAGTAGCGCTTAAGGGTGCTTTTTCAGAGTTTGAGTCATATTTTAATGAGCAACTTAAACCCATCAATGATCGACTAAATCAGTTTGAGGTTGCATCAGAACCTGAACCTGATAACTCCGACCCTGTGGCTAATCGCTTGAAAATGCTAGAGGCTAAGTTAGCTGAGTCAGAAGCCAGAGAGCAGCAGAGGGTTAAAGAGGCTGAAGATTTACATTTTAGTAATAACCTTAAGGATGCCTTAGCAACTAAAGGTAATGTGTTACACCAAGGGTTAGTAAGTGAAATACTGAGCCGAGAGCTACGTAATGGCGCTGTGCAAAAAGACGGTCAATGGTATACAAAGGATGGCTCTAAGTTATCGGAAGCCGTAGACCGGTTTTTTGGTACTCCTGAAGGTCTACACTTCTTACCGAGTCAACACCAAAACGGTACGGGAACGCCAGGGTTAAAACAACCACCAGGTAACCAACCAGTCAACCCTAAAGATGTCAGTGTAGATGACATGATATCTGATATGGGCTTGTAAGTTGACTAAGTAGTATTATTGCTTGGGTTAACGATCCTAGTTAGCCCTACATATTCAAACCACTAACTTAAAGAAATATGCCTTACGCGCCTGCTCAAGTATTAGCGAAAATAATCGAAGAACAAGAAGTGGACTTACGGTTACGGGATGCCGTAACTCTAGACCTACTTTCTGCACAGGGAAGAGTCAGGACTGCTGACCATACTGACATGAACTGGAATGTTATTGCTACCGATAGCGCTGTAGCAGTAGCAGCTATGTCTGTAGCAGGCGTTGACCAAAATACGGGTGATACTATCCAGGCTAACTTAGGTATTGGTAGCTACAAAGTATATCATCAGTTCTCGCTTAACCGTGTAGAGCTAGTGGATGCTCGCAGACGCGGGACGAACAACATCAAGCGACTGTTTAGTCACCACATCAAGGCAGGTTTACTAACCATCCGGAAAAAGATTAATAACCTAATCTGGACGGGTACAGGTATTGCGGCAGACGGTGGCTTTGTAGGCTTCCCAGTCGTCTTAGACCCTGCTGTACCTTATGCCAACATAGACCCTGTGGCTTACCCTAACTGGGTACCTATCCTGGACACCTCCGGCGCTAACCGAGCGCTAACCCGTAAAATCCTGTATGATTTCCATCGGGTACTCCAGTTAGAGGAGGTGATGTATAATACCATCGTAACGTCCCCATTAACTAGCCAAGTATATAATGAGCTATTTGATACTATTGCGGGTAACTATCAAATCTCAGGGGTAACAACTCGCTCGGCTGTAGACTTAGCTCCTGGTGAACGCCATTATGACGGCGTACCTATCAAAACAGATAAAGACTGCCCCGTAGGACAAATCGTTACCTTTGATAGCTCATGTGTCGAGTTAATGTCTTTTGACTTAGCTGATGCAGACGCGGGTCAGTTAGCTAGCTTCGGACTAAAGGATAACTTTAATACCATCGCTTCCGCAGAAGTAGGGGGTTTGCGGATTAACGTGGCGTTATTACCTCAAACTAACCCAGGTACCTTAACCTTCCAGATGTTCACGATACCTCAGATGAAAGTAGAAAATCGCCGAATGGTTCAGGCTATCCGTGCGCTACTTTAAGTATTAGCTTATAGCCTAATAAGCCTCTTAGAATCACCTAAGAGGCTTTAATATTTGACTATTTATATTTAAACCACGTTTAACTATGCTAAATCCCATATCTCAAAAGCAAGCCATCATTACCATCTCTGACATCTCAGGGGTATATTGGAAGGCATTAAACGGCGGTAAAGTAGCCCGTGAGAAAATCAAATATAACGACGGTAAACAAGGTATAGAACAGACTTTCGTAGGTTTTCTTAGCCTCGAAGACCTAACGGTAATGAAAAACTTCGATCCTAAAGAGGATGGGGTAGTTATTAACTGGGTAGAGCAACAAGTGGCTAACCCTACGCCCTTTAACGTAGCCATTCAACCCGTTAAGTCCGATTTGGTTGGTTCACCCTTCGACGGTGCTAAGCAGATCCTATATTCTAACTGTCAGTTAGCTGATTATAAGTATCCCACCTGGGATCGTGAGTCTTCAGGTTTAGCAGTGTTTGAGTTAGTACTAATATTCAACTCATTACCCACATATCAGTAATACTTATGGCTCTGTCGTTTAATCAAAACTTATGTTATGTATTAGGTTATTCGGCGCGCCAGTTTGACCCTAGGTACACGAGTAACCCTATACAGATCCCTGACTACACATCTGATGACATCGAGTACATGCAGACAATACTGTCTAAGTTGCTACTGATAGATGCTGAGTTAGAACAGAACCGTAAAGACTCGATGGCTATAGATGTGGGGGGCGTTAAGGTAGACTTTAACCGTAACATCCTAATAACTAAAGCCGAGGGTACTAGGCTGCTTAAAGAGCTAGAACAAATATCAGGAGTTACCCTAAAGTTTGATAAGTACCTAGGTAGAAGCCCTCAGGGTTTATCAGTCACCCCCTTAGTCGTTAGGAACTACGCATGAGCGCAGAAATAAGCTACTTTGGGGAACTTTTTACAGGTAATAAAGTCACCCCGGCAATCACTAAAGCCGCTAATGTGGCTAAAACCTTTGGGTTAGCCTTAGTATCCGCTAGAACCCCGGTGGACACTGGAGAGCTAAAAAGTAACTGGAAGGCTAAGTTAGAGGGTAACGGCATCCGATGGTTAAATGATACACCTTATGCTGGTTTTGTAGAACTAGGTACCCGTAAAATGGCACCTAGGCAAATGCTAACGTCTAGCTTGATTGATATTAGCCTAGTGTTTGAGCAAGAGTTAGCTAAAGAGTTAGGACGGACATTAGGAGCCTCAGTAATAGCTGAGATGGTGGGTACCCCTGACCAGCCCACCTACGGTAACCGAGTGTCAGATAATGTACCCGGCGGTTTCTCCAACCGCAGAGGGTTTGACCCTAAGACTAAGTTGACGCGTAAACAAAAAGACATTATAGGAGCCGCTAAACCACTTCTACGCCGTGGAGGTAGACCGTGAGTCTAGTTTCCCGACTAGTTGATGTTAATAGCCGAATGTCCGCCATAGCTGACCGGTTAGGAATCCCGCAATACCAAACAGTAGTCCTAAAATCAGGTAGTGTGTTTAAAGAGCTAATCCCTCGCCCTAAAGTTATGACAATGACTAAGCAAGACATTGTAAACTTTATGGCTAACCAGGTAGACATTAACCAAGAGGATCTATGGGTTGAGGGAATCCCTAGGACTTACACGCCGGATGAGTTAGCTAAAGGGATACTTATATTAAATGCTCAACCCACCCAAGATGGCTCATGGGTAGGTATAAATACTCAAGTACTATGGGTTGACCGTAATCAACTATTAACGCACCGTGCGCTTGTGCGTAAGTTTAGAGGGCGTTAGTAATGGATGTAGTTTATTATCAAGAGGTGTCTGGCTATCTGAATACCGGGTTAGGCTATAGGCTATCTGCGATCGCCGAAGTGCCCTAAGCGCGGTAGTGACTATCATATAATCTGCGTCCTCAGTAGAAAGACTAGCCCTGAGTTCAATCAAGCTAGTCTCTAATGCTTTATATTGGTTTTGTATATCCATAGTGGTAGTATTAGGCTACCACTATAATAAGCTATCTCCCACTACCTCGGCTATCTTTTTCCGCCGCTTCCTTGGATAACTTTATCTGTTCTTTGTATATCTGCAACTCGGCTTCATCTTTTACCCATTGCTCGCGTACTTGTTGTTTTTCTTGTTCTCGTTTATCATTAGTCATGTCTGGTACTCCCTAAGGTTATTGGACGACCCGGCGTACAGTTGGTAGCTTCCACCGGGTCACTTATTCATGCGAGTAGGTCTTTAACTTCCGTAGCCGCGTAGCTAATAGCATCTTCAATGGAGTTAAAGTTATCAATATTGATAGCCACGTACGCTTCAAGCATAGTAATAGCTGCTAAATCTAACCCTGGTAGGCTTTCCCGTAAGTTAGTACCATCAGGTAACCCGTGGGCTTCTCTTAACCCGTTAGCATCTAACCCGAATAGCTCTCTATATACTAAGTTAGTCACAGAACGGAAGTCATTAACGTTGTGTCTGGCTAACACTGAAGTAAAGTTACGACGGGCTTGTGTTGTTGTTAAACGGCTCATTGTTGGCTCCTTGGTTGCTTATGTATCTACTATAACTTGGTTTGCTCTAACTGTTAACCCTATTGTGCCACTTTACTAACTGGCACACCTAGTAGTGCTTTTAGTCTATTTTCTGCTATCTCTAGCTTCTCTGAGTCTTTATGACGCATCAACCAGTTATCCAGATCGTCTATGGATAACTTTAGGCGCTCTATAGTAACCATAAGTAGACTTATTTCCTCTTCAGTCTCACTGAGTGTGGAATACACCTCATCTTTATTCCCTGCCATATATTGCGCTTTGGCGTGTTCTATTAGGTCTAGTCTCAAAGTAGTTGTCTGTTGCTCATAGGTTGCCTCAGCCTTTTTGATTCCAAAAGCATCGTCAGCACGTCTGGCTAATGCCTCGGATACTAATGCGGTTAACAGTGCCTCAGCTTCTACGCTACCGTTCTTAGACTTCCAAGACCAGTAAGCTGCTACTTGTACATCATTAATCGCCTTTACTCTAGTCCGCCCGATTGATACCAGAGTACCCTGGTGACGACCCGTGGAACCCTTAGCCCGTGGGGGTTCTGCAAAATCCTCTAACGTATTAATAGGGGTTTCAGCCGAGGGGTGACGACCCGTGGAACCCTTATTACTGCGTAGATAGTTAGACCAGTCATTTCTGTCTTTGCCAATGGATTCACAGGCAGAAGCTTGAGAGTAAACATAATCTCCGTTCGGTAACATGAACACTTCAATAGGCTTGCCAGCTACTTCAATAACTGCACGCTCGCCTTTAATCACTTGAGTGCCTGATTGATAAGCCATGATTTAACCTTTGTCTCTTTACTTCTCTATTATAACTGAGTGTACACTCAGTGTCAACCCTATAAACAATAAAAAGCCCCTAAGTGGTTAGGGGGTTATGATGTACAAAATATTACAATCTTATTTTAGTGGTAGTAGTAGACATTTACCGTTAGGTAATGGGTGACCACCTCGGCGTACGCAGGTTTCAACGTCTACGTAAAGAATAACATTTTTAGAGTAAAACCTTCATAGCACACCTGATAGGGTTAATGGGTACTGTCAACCTAAATCACTTACGGTTACGGGCTTGGTCGGCTTGATTATTAGCCTCTAAGAAATCCGCATATTCATTAGCAGGTGCCTCATAAATGACCTGAGTATCTGCCGACTCCTGTACGGTAACAATCACGGTAGTATCACTAACTAATAAATCGGGTTCTTTACTCATCGTCTTCTCTTATATAGGTTTCTAATACCGCAGATATGGTTAAATCGTCGTTAGGATGGGTTAGGCGGTTAGCCCTAACCATGAGCCTAGGGTTAGGGAGTAACCCATAATCATAAAGTTCGTCTATTGCCTGCTGTTCGAGCCTTTGGTTATTTCTGAAACGAACTATCCGGATTCCTGCATCATTGCTGTATTGTATATCCCTCTGTGTGCGGCTCATATCGGCTCCTTTGTTCTCTATGTATCTACTATAACCGGGTTAACCACAACTGTCAACCCTATTACTCTTGTGTTACTCTTAGTTGGTACTGTCGGAGTTGGAGGTCAGCTTGCAGTTCGGCGTTTTCCATCCGGGTTTCTCTTTCAAGTCTGATCAAGGCTGCTTCTGCGGGATTCTCTAGGTTGTACTTGGCGGAGATAGCTCTAGCTCGTTCTTGGGGACTCATAAGTTTTCTTCGCTATTTACTTATACCCTTATATTAACGGAGTGTACACTGAGTGTCAACCCTATTTGACTAAATAATCTTAAATAAGCTAAAACCTATGCCTAGTAAACCTAAAGCAGTTTTTGACAGCTCTGGTAACCTCACAGTTACACTTGATAGACCTTATGGATTTCGACAGCCCAAGGGTCGGGACTTAGCAACTATCCAGCGATCGCTTAAGGATGATAGCGTACCCGTGGAAGTGATGGCGGTTATCCTGTCAGCACTGAGTACAGATATGCTGACCGTTGATGAGGTATTAGATATGCCCGCCGAAACCCTAAACGAGCTAGGAGGTCTTGTAACCAATAGCTTTCCAGTTTTCAATCAGAAGGCAGTATAACGGTATCTGGATATTCACATTATCCGGGCGGGCTTTTGCCAGGTACGATATTGTAAAAGCCACCTTGAGTGCTTCAGGTGGCTATAGTGTAGGGTTAGCTGTATGTTGGGAAGACTGGGAACTCTGGAGGGTTATTGAGACCCTAGAAGTATTATCAGAGATACGGAGTTAGTTTAAGGGTATAGATGTTCTAATAGTACCAAGGTCTTGGAAACGGAAAAGAAACCTGTGACGTATCTCAGGGTTATTGGTTAAGCAAACAAAGGCATTATAGTTTCTAGGTGACTTCGCAGGTTTCAGATAGTTAGAGTTAGGTTTACCCTTAACGGTCTGGTTGCCGTCTATCCAGCTAATCCTTTTACGTACCCAGCAGACTAAATGGTCTTGAAGTTCGTTAACTTGCCATAGAACAGCTTCAGAGAAACAAGCAAATATGATGTCAACCTCAGGATTGTCTTTATGTGTCTGAAGTGCTTTTAAAGCCCAAGGTGCTGCGGGGGTAGGTGGGTTTACGTAAATATTGTTAAATAAACTCCAATCTGCTTCTAAACCTGCCAAACCCCCTGCGGGACAAGGGTCATACACGTGATCCTCGTTAAAAATAAGCCGGATTCTACCCCAAATGTCTTCAGGGGTATACCATTCTGAAGATGCTTTATGGTTACCTAATAACTCGTGTACCATTTAGATTTCCTCGATGAGTACCATAAACTCGTTAACGTGCGGGTTATAACAATCTCTAAAGGTTTCAAAAGCTTCATCAGGGTCTAGTGCTAGGAGAGTACAACCCCTGAGATATGCTGTTATTTTTAGGATATCTAGATACTTACATGCGTCTTCGGTTAAAGCCACATGGTAGAGTTTTGCCTTAACTTGACGTATCTCACCCTCCTCTAGTGCGGCTAACCATGAGTCTATACTTTGATACCCTGCGATATAAGCTTGCATTGATAATCTTTCAGTTAACGGTTCCATGACTATCTTTATTTAACTACACTTATCACTATACACTGGGTTAACCATAACTGTCAACATGGTCGGTAATAAAATACAAGTTACGCTAACTGCTAAGGATCTTTTATCCCCTGAGTTATCCAAGATAAAGAAAAATATAGAAGCGGTGGGGGCTACCACCAGAGCTAACCTAAGCTTGAAGGATATACAAGGGCTAAACCCTATGCAACTATCCACACTTAAGGCTAACCTAAGCGGACTTAGGGAGGGTTTAGGCGGACAAGCTGAACAAGGACAAGGAGGGCTAGCGGGGTCTATATTATTTGGTAACTTAGGAGCAGCAGGGGTAATGGCTGCGGTATCCCTAGTCACCAGTGGTATACAGAAAATGACAGGCACGGTTCAGAGTGCCGCCAAGTCCCAGACTTTAGGGTTAGCCCAAGCGGGTGACCTAAGTAGCCAGTTAGGGATCAACTTTGGCAGGGCTAAAGAACTGGTACAAGACACCCGTATAGAGATATCTAAGATGGCTGCGGCTCTACCGGGGGAAAACGCCGAATATAATGCTATAAATAGCCAGATATCCGCTACAGTAGCCGGGTACTCTAAAGGTAATATTGATAAGTTCCGTGAGGATTCATTGGAGCTAACTAAACGCTTTGGGGTACTAGCCAGCATCCGTGGTGTAGATGCTAATATGGGCGGTAGCGCGCTTAACCGCGTATTAGCAGGTAGTATGAGTATTGGGGAAGCCTTTGGGACTAATGATATATTTCAGAAGAACCCGCTACTCCGTAAGTTTATAGATGAGCAACTCAAAATCATTGGAAAGTCCGACGCAGACTGGAAATCATTGACCACCGAAACTAGAGCTAAAATACTTAAAGTAGCAGCCAGACAAGCTGTAGCAGATGAAACTATAGCGGAGTTTGATGGTACAGTAGAGTCTATGATTGCCTTAGCCAATACCAACCTGTTCGATACGGATATAGGTTTATTTGGTTTTCTAAGAAAGTTAGGAAGTGCCGGAGGGCGGTCGGGGTTAGACGCTGTTCAAGGGTTTATGACTAACCTAGGTACCCTTTTTAACTCATTAGGTATCCTGAAAGGTAATGAAATCTTTGGCTTCGACCCTATGTCGGGTATTATTGCCACACTAGACTGGTTCACCGACCTTACTAACACCGTTACAGGCACTTTGGAAGGAGGTAAGGCTTCAGACATTACTAAGTACATCAGTAACTTATTTGTTAACCTGTTCAACGGGCTTAATAACACTCTGAAGGGTACGGGTAATGCCATTAAAGCTGTAAACTGGGGGGAACTAGGCAAACAGCTAGGTTTCTTGACGGGTCAACTGTTTACCATGCTATTCACCCGCGTAGATTGGGGAACCGTTACTGTAGGTATCTTAAAAGCTCTGTATGGGTTGGGTGACTTTATTGGTGGGTTTATCCTAGGAGCTATCCAAGGTAACTTAGACGAGTTAGGGTCAGCCATAAAGCGCTTGTTCGATTACATTACCAACTGGGTAGGTAATATAATACCTAACGTTGGGGTAACAGTTAAGACTGGTGTGAACCGTGTTACTACTGATCCTTTAGGTGCCTTAGGAGGTGTAGTTGGTAGATTAAATCCTCTAGGGGATAATGGGCTTTTAGGTGCACTGAAATCTGGTGGTGGAATAATAGGTAACGTGCTAAACCCTAGTGATACTAAATCTACCCCCGTAGAACCTGTAGTCACCCCTGGATTACCGCTACCTAGTGTACCTATAGCCAAAGAGACTAAGCAATCATTTGCGCCTACTATAAATGTACCAGTACAAAATGGTAACCCCCAAGAGAACGCGCAAGCTATGCTGCAAGCCCTAAACCAAGCATATGTACAATATCAACAGAATAGCCTAGCCTGACTTAATAGTAATAAATGCAAGATAGACTACCTGATAAGCCCTTAGGGACTACGGGGGCTACCCTATCTGACGGTAAGATAACTTATAACTTTCTACTAGACCCTGAAAAGTTGCAGTGGTCGCACCAAGCTACTTATGCAACTAATAGCGTATTGGGGACTGATAAACCAGATACACGCTGGAATAGCTCTACTAGTACCTTAGTAATCCCTCGGATACTTTTTATATCCCAAGGTATGACTAAGGACGTTACTGATACCATACAGCAACTAACATCATGGTGTATCTCAGGAGCTAGTTTAAGGTTTAGCTTTAGCTCTACATCTATCGAGCGTTGTCATATACTCAGGTTTACGCCCGTAGAGCAGCAATGGAGATCGGGTAAAGTCACACAGGCTGAGGCTAACTTAGACTTACTCATTAGTAGAGAACCCGTAGCGGTCACCCCTAGCACTATTGGTAAGCCTCAGGTAACTTACACACCTAGAGAACGGCAGAATATAACTAACTCGGTAACGGAAGCCCTAAAAAACTCAGGTAAAAGGGCTAAGTTAAATATTAGAAACCAAAGCGTTAATGTAGCCACAGATGAGGTCGGTAACGTCACGGTAACTTATAAATCCGGGGGCGTTGCGGGTACCTTCAGAGTAGCAGACCTAAGAGTACAAGGGATTATTAAGTGATGGACATTTTCGCAGATTTGGTCAAAGCTAACCAAGGACTACAAGGTCGAGTGCAAGGGTTAGCCTACGGGATAGTTAGTGTAACTGACGACCCCTTAGGCTTAGGACGTATCCAGTGCTTAGACGCTTCTAAGGGGGGCAGGTCTAACACTAACTGGCTATACCGCTCATTACCATTTAGTTCATTTAGCCCCCCATTACCCTTAGCGGGTGAAACCGTCTTAATGGGCTTCATTGATGGAGACCCGCATCAAGGGGTATATTTTGGGTCTATGCAGAACCTACGTAATCCTGTGATTAACTCAGGAGATGACCTAGTAATCAAAGTAGGATCGGTGATAGTTACAGTAAAGCCTGAGGGTAATATGGAGATTACAGGGGTTACAGGGTTAACTATGGCGGCTGAGTCTGTGGAGTTTACTCAGGCAACATCTGTAACCATAAATGGCTCCCAAGTTTGCACTGTGGGAGCCATGGACAGCCGTAATGATACTTTAGTTACCAAGGGGTGGGTTTAAGCAGATTTTAGGCTTAAAATGGTGCGTTGTGAATATGGTAAAATCTTTTTCTCTAGTTCAACTTCCATAGCTAATCTAGTGTTAGATTGTGGGGATAGCTGAGAGAACCCATGACTCATAAAAGTTACCTTGAACAACTCCCAGTCTACTTGAGCTTCTATAGCTTGCTTAAGTTTTACTATATTAGGTGATTTAGAATGTTCTAGTGTTAAAACAAAACCCCTTGCGGTGAGCCAAATATGGGATTTACATTTTTGAAACTCGGTTAACTTAAATCTGACACTCACTCTCTCTCTAGCCAGAGGAGACCCAGAGCGGGATTTTGTAAGTTACCTTTCATGTATCTTACTACTGAGTTACCCGTTTTACCCTCATAATCAAACGCATACTTAACGTCATCCCATAGGTATAGTCTACCATATTCAGGGTGCCAAAATGCTCTGATAACCCCTGCTGGCAACTCTCTCGCCACTTCCAACGGGTAAACAGGCGCGGGTTTATTATCTCTAACGAGTTCCATAAATCAGTTAACCTAGTATTATAAATAATATTATAACCAGGTTAACCTTAACTGTCAACCCTAGTTAGTAGCCACGTAAAACCGTAGTACAGCTAAGGCTGTAATGACAATAGTAATAACCCTGCGAAGTGTACGGTCAGTCGGCGATTCTACAGATGCTTCCTGTAACTCGGCTAGGGCTGAATCCAAGTGTTCAAGTACGCGATAAAGTCTATCAGGACTAACAATCATAAGTTACCTCAATGGTTATTGGTACTTAGTCAACCTGACTAAATATAGGTAAACTATGACTACTTTTAAATACCCTATAACTATACTAAACGGTACAGTACAGTTAACCTCTGAGTATGATAGAACCATACCTGAGGTCATAGCGCACATATTACAGACTACATATGAAGAAAGGGTGATGACCCCCGACTTTGGTATAGGTGGGGTTGAGTTTACTGTGGTATCTGACCTGCCCAGGCTCTTGAGGTCACTAGAGCAAAGCCTAACACTAGGGCTATCTCAATACCCTGGCGTAACATTTAGGCTTGTAGGGTACTTAGGGGAAGACGGGGAAATCCCTATTACTTGTTTTTATCAGGTTGATGAACAGGACGGAGAAATACAAGTAATACTGTGA